AGAAAAGGATGAATTATAAAATGACAAACACAGTGAAACTAGAAAAAGCAACTAAACGAGAAATTCAAGATTTAATTATTGCAGGTGTACAAGAAGATGAAGTATTACAAGAAAAATTAGGTAAATTAACTTTACCACAAGCAGAATCCTTAGCTCAAGTAATGGCTAATGTATATGCTACAATTTTATTAGACGGTAAGAAAGCTCCTATTGGTGATTTAGGATACTTAGAACCTCGTGGTCGCTCAGAGCGAGAAGGCTTTAATCCTAAGTTATTAGCTGATTTGAAAGCTCAAGGAGTATCAGAAGAAGATGCTAAGAAGCAAGCTAAGATTACTATTAAAGCTTCTACTGGTATTGGATTTAAATTAACTAAAGCATTTAAAGATGAATTAAATTCTTAAATATAATATAAAGTAAATAGTATATAAAAGTTTTATTCTATAGAAGAATACAAATAATGTAGGGTAGGGATTAAATATCTCCCTCCTACTCTACTATAAAAGGGAGCCCCAATTTATGGATAAATTAAATTCACAAGAAATCGCATACGTAGTAGACACTAATGTTTGGTATCGTCACATTGAAGAATTAAAATTATTATCCGAAAGCAAGAAAATAGTTGTAACAGGTGCTGTGCTACGAGAATTAGATAAGCACAAGTCTTCATCGGATAAAGAGTTAGCATTTAAATCTAGAACTGCAACACGTTTTATTAAAGAAAATAAAAATAAGTTTATCATTGATTTAAAAGATTATAATGCAGAAGAGATTCTAGGTGAAGAATATTCTAATCTATACATGGATAACTTAATCGTAGCTTGTGCCAAAGTTTATGGAGGATTAATAAGTGGAGACTTAAATGTACAGTTTAAAGGCATTGGATTAGGTTTAGATGTTATTGATTTAAGTGATATTACCAATTTAGATGACCACACAGGTTATACTGGAATCCGTGAACTATTCATCTCTGATAAAGAAGAAGATGATGAACTATTAGCACGAATATACACAGAAAAGAATCCTTTGGATATGGTTTTAAATGAATATCTAGTGATTTGGGATAAAGATAAAACTACTATAGATAGTCTAGGTAAAACTCAATACGACCTAGTTGATACTTTGAGATTTGATGGGGAACGTTTAGTTAAGCTTAAGTTTAAACAAACAGAAGATAGATTCATGGGAAGAACTAAACCGATTAATGTAAAACAACGTCTAGCTTTCGATTTAATGCAGAATAAAGATATTGTTGGAGCTATGATTCTAGGTGGAGCAGGTTCTGGTAAAGACCATATCATAGCTAGTCATATGATGCAAAAACTTCAAAATGGTGAAATTGATAAAATTGTATTTGTACGTAACATTCAACCTCTCAAGGATTCAGGACAAGTTGGATTTTTACCAGGAGACTTGAATGAAAAGATGCTATCTTGGAGTATGCCTCTCTGTGACCAGATTGGTGGTATTGAAGCGTTACAAATGCTTATCGACCAAGGTAAGATTGAAATCCAACATTTTGAATCTATACGTGGTCGCTCATTTAAAAATTGTGGAGTGTGGGTTACTGAGATGCAGTCAATGTCCTCATACCATGCTAAGGTATTGATTTCACGTATTGGAGAAGGAACTTTCCTATATATGAATGGAGATATTAATCAAACAGATGAAGATGCTCGTAAGATAGATTCTGCTATTAATACTATTAAGAAGTTAAAAGGCAATAAGATGTTTGGTGTAGTTACATTAGACAAAACTGAACGCTCAGACTTCTCAGCTTTAGCAGAGTTATTATAAATAAATAGTATATAAACTACTTAGTAGTAATAGCTAAATTACTAATTCAAAATTGGAGTTGTACTTCCTTTGGTATCCTTATCAAATATCATAAAATGTACCCTATAAATTGTATGAGTCATGCGTATCGTATGGCTCATATTGTTTTACTTTCTATTCTATTAACAGATTGAAATCACTCTAAGAGAAGAATTTTCATTGTCATATAAATGCCTCCTTTCATTTATAGATTAATTCATTCTCCCTCTCCTTTTTAATAATGTTGTTAAATATTATTTTCTCTTGGAGTGATTTGAGCTTGTTAATAAAGTTCTAAAAGTAACTTAGTAGATTACTAAATTGCCTCATTAGCTTAATTGGATAAAGCCACAGAATTCTAATCTGTTGATTGGGAGTTCAAGTCTCTCATGGGGTATAAGCATTAAAAGTCTAAACATATCAGACTATAAAAGCTATAATGTCGTCATAGTCGTGACGTTAAGAGTCTCATATGCAATAGAAGTCTAATACATTCTAGTGAGAAGAAGGCACGAGGTAGGGGTCTCGCACATATATCAAATAACCCTAGTATTGGCGAATTGGGAACGTGCATAGTTTTGATTTGCAATGACTCGTAATGGAGATTGGGATGCACAATTCTGTCAAAGTGGTTCATGGCAGATAAATATAAAATGAGAAAAGGTGGAGCTATAATTGAATAAACGTACAAATCAAGCGGTATTAAAAGGTACATTAGATGTTGAACTAGATACATTGAAATCAATAGTAGAAGAAGCAGGATATCAATTAGAAGACCTATTAAAAATTACGGTTACTAAAATTGTAAAAGATGTAGCGTATTCATATGATGCTCTGGAGTTATTACAGGAGTTCAATGAAAAATATGTAGAATTTACATTTAAGCAAGAGACTGACTTAGATACAATTGATGAATAGCATATAAGGAGGAATTGACATGAAAGAAGAAGCAAAAGACGATTTACAATCTTTTGTAGACTTTCTTGATATTATGCGAGAAGATATTGACAAACTACAAAAAGAGGTCAAATTATTAAAAGAGAATAAATTACCTACTGCTAGTGAATTTGCCAAGCAAATTATTAATGATATTAAAATAGGTAGTCGATTATAGTCGATTATTTAATATAGTATCATAAAAACATAGAATAATCAAGACAAACAAATATCATACGGATATGATGGAGTATCCTACTTATAGTTTTACCTGTCTCAATCATGATACTAGTATAAATATATTAGATTAATATTGAGACAGGAATAAGCTAGAAGTAAAACTAATTGAGAAAAGGATGATTAAATTGACATTAACAGTAGCTGGCGGTTTAGTAGAATTGAAATTATTAGAAAAGCGTATTCAAAAAGCAACAAATGGAATCTTTGTACTATTTCAAGAAGGTAAAAATGTTCTTAAAGGATACAAAGATAAGAATGAGTTAGTTGAAACGATTAAATCAAATAATCAATCTGTAGTAGATTTAATTAAACGTCGTAATGTAGTTAAAAGTGCAATTGTATTATCCAATGCCACAACTAAAGTTTCGATAGGAAATGAGACTATGACTGTTGCAGAAGCTATTGAACGTAAAACATCAGTGCAGTTTGATAAAGAGTTACTAGCATCATATAAAAATCAACTTAGTCAAAGTATTCGTAGAGTAGATATGATTAATGCAGAAGTCAATGCTAGAGCAGATGAAATGGTAAAAACATTTTTATCAGGAGATAACTCTAAGATAGCAGAAGCATCTTCATTGCGAGATAATATGATTGAGAGTCAAGGTGCAGATTTAGTTGACCCATTAAATATTAAAAAATTAATTGAAGAATTAGAGGAACGTATTGATAATTTTGAAGCAAATGTTGACTTAGCATTATCAACTTCAAATGCAATCACTGAACTTAGTATCTAATTAATATTTGCTAACTAGTCGAAGCTTAATAAAATAAGTACGCTTGAGATGTGCGTAACATCTCACCTTAAAATTATAGAATGGTGAAAATTCTAATACTTGGAGCCTAATGGCAAAAACTATAAGAGTTCAAAATTCAAATTTTAAAGGTCAAAGATTAATTATCAAAACTCTTAATATGCAAAGTTCAATCTTTAATTATTAAAAATTGATAAAATCCAAGATAAAAAGTTTTTAAAGTTTTACTTATGCTTATTGACACTTCTTGGCTGATTAGTTAGCTAAATATTTAAACTCCATACAATTTAATATTAGGTGTTTCTAGTCACCATTATCAAAACTAGTTTTTATTTTAATTATACTATTATATTAAATTGAAATAGAGATTAAATCGAGGAACATTGAGAAAAGGGGAATATAATATATGACACTACAACGCAAAGAACAGGAATCACTAACTGACTACCATATTAGACTCTACGAGAATTTGAAGACCTACGAGTTAACCTCAGAAGAAGCTACTGATTTATTAAATAAAGAATCAGGATTTAACTATAGTGAAAGTAAATGGCGCAAAGACTATTCCCAATTTGTGAGATGGAAAGAATATATTAAAACTAAAGAATTATCTGAGAAAGAGTTAGATAATCTAACAATTAAGAAGTTAGAATTGCAAAAAGAGCGAAATAAATTGTCAGCAGAAAAGAATGAAGTTAATAAATGGATTCGTGAGCAAGCTAGAACTGAAAATATTTATGATAAAATTGAAGAAGCTATAAGTAAAATGAAACCAATTAAGGTTCCTGAAATTAAAATTAAGAATACTAATAATAAACGTTCAGCAATTATTGACATTGCAGATTCACACTTTGGTCGTGAAGGTAAGATATTAGGTTTTAATAATGAAGTATTAGCTGAATATAGTGTAGAAATTTTTAAACAACGAATGTGGAATCTATTGGAAAATGCTATTTCCATTATTGAAAAAGAAAACTTAACAAATGTAACAGTATTGAATTTAGGCGATTCTGTAGATGGACTTTTACATATGAACCAATTAAAGTTTCAACAATTGGGTGTAGCAGACCAAGTAATGCAATACGCAGAATTCATGAGTGAATGGCTAGGTGTATTATCTGAGTATGTGACAATAGATTACCGTTCAGTTTTAGGTAATCATAGTGAAAATAGATATTTGAATAGTAAGCGTAGCGAGTTTGCAGAAGAGAATATGGAACGTTTAATTGAATGGTATATTAAAACTAGATTAGAGTCAAATGATAGAGTAACAGTACATGAAGCCAAGACAATTATTTACTTTGATTTTCTAGGAACTAAAGTATTGGTGGCACATGGACAAGATGAGCGTAACTTAGAATCATCTATTAAAGACTACATGATGATTTACAATGTTCCTGTTCATATGTTTAAGACGGGGCATCTACATCACACTAATAATAAAACTATTGGTATGAATGGTCTGCAAAATATTGAATTCATTCAATCACCTTCTATTTGTGGTATTGATGATTATAGTATGAAGTTGAAAAAGACAAGTTGTGCTGGAAGTTTGGTTACTGTAATTGAAGAAGGCTATGGTAAATTATGTACGTATGATATTAGATTAAAATAGATATTGACTTCAAAAGCAAATAGTATATAATAATATTATAGTATAAAAACTACTAAATTAAAAGAGAAAAGGATGAATTATAAAATG